ACCGGAGAGGTATATGCACCTTCTAGAACTATATCTAAACTTAAGAGTACTAAGAAAGGTAAAAAGAAATTGGCTGCAGCTAATGCAAAGAAACGTGCTGCTACCAAGAAAGGTAAACAACACGCAAAACATGGTTTGCATAAAGGAAAGAAAAGATAATGGCAGTTAAGAAAAAAGATAGTAGATTAGCTAAAGCTGGTGTATCAGGATATAACAAGCCTAAACGTACACCAGGACACCCAAAGAAATCTCATATTGTTGTAGCCAAAGAAGGAGACAAGATTAAGACTATACGTTTTGGACAAAAGGGTGCAAAGACTGCCGGTAAACCAAAAGCAGGTGAGTCAGCTAAAATGAAAGCTAAACGTAAAAGTTTTAAGGCTAGGCATGGCAAAAACATAAAGAAAGGCAAAATGTCTGCTGCTTACTGGGCAGACAAAGTTAAATGGTAGGATATGACAGCAGCAAATTTGAAAGAACTAGGATTTACTAAAATGGGTCATCATGAAGATGATGATTGGCCAGAAGGATATTATTATTTTAGCATTGAATTTGGAGACATGCTGTTTCATACTGGAGGTAATGATGAAGCTGAAGAAGATGGAGGATGGTATATTCAAGATCCTGCAATGACAATCAAAATATGGCAATATTCGGAAGCCAAAATGTTAATTGACGTACTTAGACGTAATACGGTTTCTAAAATAACTATCTAAACTTTTTTTATTTAAACTATTTTTGTTACTTTTGTTTTTATTAACTTTAAAAACAGTAACATGTCAAATTCAAAAACCAACCCAAATCTTCAGGATACTAATCCAGAAATGTCAAAAGAAGAAATGGCAGCACGTAGAGAAGAGATAACTCAATTCTACAAAGACAACATTCCTCATTTAGAAGTTCAAGCAGATTATGAAACACTTTTAGCTGCTATTGAAAAAGCTAGAGCAGAGCGTATGCAAGCTCAAATGTTTATGGCTCAACAGTATGCTGCTCAAAAAGGTGAAGGTGCTCCAGATCCTAATACAGAAGAAGGTAAAGCATTTCAAGAAGCAATGGTAAAAGCAATGCAAGGTGAAACAGCTTAAGAAAGGTAGCAGAGGTTCTGATGTAAAAACTCTACAGACAGCATTAGGACTTACCGCAGATGGGGTCTTTGGACCCTTAACAGAAAAAGCTGTAGAAAGATTTCAATTAGACAAAGGTCTAATGGTGACTGGAGTAGTTGATGCAGACATGTGGGTATTAGTACTTAACATGGAGTATACTATAGATGAGGCAATAGATGAGGATACTGATTCAACATCACAGTATTTTACTACAAGATTTGATCAAGTAATCCACAGACATTATTTACCTAAAGGAGAATATATTAAAGGCCCAATAAAAAATCACTATATATTTTTACATCATACAGCAGGAAACCCAAACCCATACAGATGTATTGATCACTGGGGAAGAGATTCAAGAGGTAGAATTGCTACTGAATTTGTTTTAGGTGGTATTAATCATAGAAATGGTGATGATGAATTTAATGGTGTTATGGTTCAGGCATTTCCAGAAGGATGTCAGGGTTGGCATTTAGGTAGAACAGGATCTGGTTATATGAACCGTCATTCTGTAGGATTAGAAATATGTAATATGGGCTACTTAGATAGTAAAGATCTTACTACTTATGTAGGTTCTAAATGTATTAAAGAACAAGTATGTGAGTTACCTGAGCATTTTAAAGGTAAATTACATTGGCATAACTACTCAGATGAACAGATTAAAGAAACTGAAAAGTGGATTAAGTATGTTGCTGAAAGAGATGAGATAGACATAAGACTTGGATTAAAGCAATACATAAAAAAGTTTGGTCCAACAAAAGGATTTGATTTTCAAGAAGATGCATATTACGGTAAAGTCAAAGGATTGTTAACACATACCAATGTTAGAAAAGGAAAGATGGATTGTTATCCTCATCCTGATTTTGTTGATATGATAATGAGTTTATAAAATGGCACTAGTAAATAAAGTAGATCTTAAGCACCAAGTAGATATCAATGTATCAATAAAGTATCAGATAGTCACATATTGTTTCTTTAATGATATACGTATAAGTAATTCTGACTTAGATTTTTTAAGTGAATTAGCAAAACAAAAAGGCGTTGAATTAACTAAATTTTGCACTAATACTGTTGAAACTAACATATTTAAAAGTGCACAATCTGCTAGAAATGCTATTACTAAGGCAGAAAAAAAGGGTTTATTGATTAAAACGGGACACAATAAAAAAACAATTAAATTAAATCCTAATATTAATGTTCAATCCAATGGTCTAGTTTTATTAGACTATAAAATATTAGGCCGTGAATCCGAAGAATCATAAAGACTTGAGAAAGGGTATTGCAGATGAGGTTGGAGTTCATCCATCAGTTGTAGATGATTTTATATCATTTTATTATGCAAAAGTTAGAAAGAAACTTTCAACCTTAGCTTATCCTAGAATAAATATAGATGGATTAGGTACATTTTACCTAAGAAAAAATAAACTTGAAAAGGCTATTTTAAAAAACAAAAGTTTATTGGGTAATATAACTAAAAGAACATATAACGGTTTTGCACAAAGTGAAGAAATTCACAATAACATAAAGCAAATGAATGCCGCTATGGATCAATTAGAAAAAGACATACTAAAGAAAAAAGAATTTAGAAATGAAAGGGAAGTGGAGTAAATATCTTGATGTATTTAAAAATGCAGATAAAATTGCAGAAGGAATTAAGAATAGCATTTTTAAAAAAGAACACATTGAAGCAGTAGCAACTGATAGATTTCAGGTTTGTATCAAATGTTCTTTATTTGATGCAGGAGGTGATAAGTGTATGGCTCCTGGTACTCAGCCTTGTTGTGCAAGTTGTGGTTGCAGTTTAGCTTTTAAAGTAAGATCTTTATCTTCTGAGTGTCCAAAAGGATATTGGGATTCATATACATCAGAAGAACAAGAAGAATTAATAACAAAACAAATAGAAGATAATGAAACTAATAATTAACTATGTATACAATGATACTGTAACTTCTTTAGAGATAAAGAATACTAACTCATACTGGTATACTACAATATCATAGATATGGGACTAAAATTTATAGAAGAAGGTCATGTGTATGAAAGCACTAACGAAGAAAAAATAAACTGGCTAAGTGTAACATCATTCATTGCTAAGTTTAAACCTAAGTTTGATAGAGATGGTCAAGCCAAAAAATCATCTAAGAATAAAAGATCTAAGTGGTATGGTATGACACCAAAAGAGATTATTGCTGCATGGGATGGTGAAACTGAAAGAGCAATTAAACTTGGTAACTTTTATCATAACCAAAGAGAAGCAGATATGCTAGATCTTAAAACAATTGGTAGACATGGTGTGGAAGTTCCTATCATTAAACCTATTATTGATGAACAAGGAATTAAAATTGCACCAAAGCAAAAACTTGATGAAGGAGTTTATCCTGAACATTTAGTATATTTAAAATCAGTTGGTTTATGTGGTCAAGCAGATGTAGTTGAAGTAGTTAATGGTTACATAAATATCAATGATTACAAGACAAATAAAGAAATAAAAGAAAAAGGATTTACTAATTGGGAAGGAATAACTAATAAAATGTATAAGCCTGTTAATCATTTAGATGATTGTAATTTAAATCATTATAACTTACAGCTCAGTATTTATGCGTATATTATTAAAAAGCACAACCCTAAATTAAAAATAGGCAAACTAACTATACAACATGTAAAGTTTAAACAAGTTGGTGAAGATGCTAATGGTTATCCTATTAATGAACATGTAAATGGAGAGCCAGTTTTAGAAAATATTAAAATCTATGAACTACCATATCTAAAGGATGAAGTTAATTCTATTATAATGTGGTTAAAAGACAACAAACTATGAAAGAATATACAGCAGCAGTAGAAATACAATCAAGAAAATCTAAAGTACCTACTGATTTTAGATTTGAGCAAACAAAAATATGTATTGATCTAGGTAAAGTAGTGTGGTTTAAAGAATACTTTCATGTAGCTACAGATAAGTTTCAGAATACACATGCAGAAGTATTGCTATTTGGTCAAACTAAACCAATCATTTTAGTTATTGGATATGAAGAATTAAAAAAAGATGTATTAACATTTCAAAAAATAAATAAATAATGGTGATAAGATTATTTGATATTCAAAATAGTAAAGTTGTATTAACAGAACACTGTTATGCATTACCATTTTTAAAAGGTATAATGGAAGAATATCCTGATACACATATGGCAGTATACCAATATTTATTTTATATGTCATGTCCTAATCCTGATCTAAATCCTTTTTTTAATTTACCTGAACATGAAAAAGAGGATATAATTATAGAAGAAATACAACTTGAAGAATCTCCTGAAGACAGTAAAATAAGATATGCTTTAGATATGTGTAAGAAATTATATGAAACTCCAACATATAGAGCATATGTAGGTATAAAATCTATGTTAGATAGATTGGCTAAGTATATGGAAGTTACGGCAATAGAACACGGTAGAGACGGAAATATCAATGCTATGGTAAATGCAGCTGCTAAGTTTGAAAATATAAGACAGTCATATAAAGGTGCATTTACAGATATGAGACAAGAACAAGAAAGCTCAGTACGTGGAGGTGCAGGACTTGCTTATGATCAAATGTAGATGAGTAAAAACAAAACACAATGGTTATTTTGCTATTGGGATGAACCGGAATTTAATTATAAATCAACAAATAAAAAAAATGAAAAATCAAGTAGTAGTACCAGTAGGGATGAAACTCTTAATAAAAGAGATAAAACCAGAAACAAAAACTAAGTCAGGGTTATATCTACCTGAGATAGCACTTAAGCAAACATTTCAAGGTAAAGTGGTAGGTAGAGGTGATGAGGTTACTGAAATACAAATAGGTGATGTTGTTCAATATGCAGAACATGCAATGCCTACACCAATGAAACACCAAGGAGAAGATCATTTGTTATTACAAGTAGGTGATGTATATGCTATCATAAGATATGAGTAGAATCATACCTACATATGAAAATGGAAAGTGGGATGTAACATCATTTAAAAGTGATGAAGACTTTGCAGAATATCTATATAGTATTTTTAAAGAACCTGGTAAATATAATTTTACTAAAATAGCTTTTGAATTTAATAAAGAGGCAAGGGTATTTAATGAGCAAGGGTTTTATTGTAATAAGCCATTTAGATCAAAAGATTTTACTGCTTATTGGGAAGATCAAAAAAATAAATGTAGAGTAGGAGTTATATATAAAGATGGTGATAATGAATGGTATTTAACTAGAGATTATTACATGTGGTTAAACTTCTTACCAATATTTGATAAAGAAGAAAAGCATTATGGTTTTGCTAAGGTAAGAGATGCACAGTATCACATGGCTTTATATGAGCTATTAGCTGAGTTAAATAATCAGCATTCTGCAATACTTAAAAAACGTCAGATAGCATCCTCATATTTTCATATGGGTAAGATTATAAATCAATATTGGTTTGAAGAAGGTTCAATTTGTAAAGTAGGAGCATCATTAAAAGATTATATTAATGATAAAGGTTCATGGAAGTTTTTAGAAGAATATAAAACATTTCTTAATGAACATACCGCATGGTATAGACCAAGTAATCCTGAAAAGGTTTTACTATGGCAACAGCAAATTGAGGTCAAAGTAAACAATAGAAAAACATCAAGAGGTCTCAAATCAAAGATACAAGGTGCTTCATTTGAAAAGAATGCTACTACAGGGGTAGGGGGTCCATGTACATATTTCTTTCATGAGGAGGCAGGAATTGCTAAAAACATGATGCAGACATATGAGTATTTGCGTCCTGCAATGTCATCCGGTATGATGACTACAGGTATGTTTATAGCTGCTGGATCAGTGGGTGATTTAGAACAATGTGGTCCATTAAAAGAAATGATACTTAATCCAAGTGCTAATGATATATATGCTGTAGAAACAAATCTAATGGATGCTGAGGGAGCAATTGGTATGGCAGGATTATTTATCCCAGAACAATGGTCTATGCCGCCTTATATTGATGATTACGGTAACTCACAAGTTCAAGAAGCAATAGAGGCTATAATAATTGAAAGAAGCAGATGGAAGAATGAATTAAGTGGAGAACAGTATCAATTAAGAATATCTCAAAAACCACTTAATATAGCTGAAGCATTTGCATATAGAAAAGAGTCTATCTTTCCACAAGGTATCTTAAGTAAGCAATTAAAAAGTATAGAGGAGAAAACATACCCCTATGAGTTAATTGAATTAGATAGAGATAAAACAGGTATAGTAGCAAAGCGTACTAGAAAGCTACCTATAAGTTCTTTTCCTGTAAATAAAAAAGAAATTGATAAAACAGGATCAATAGTTGTTTGGGAAAGACCAGTAAAAAGTCCTGAGTTTGGCCAGTATTATGGATCAATTGACCCTGTGTCAGAAGGAAAAACAACAACATCTGATTCATTATGTAGTATATACATATACAAAAATGCAGTAGAAGTTATAAGAACAACTGCGTCAGGTGAAGTAGAACAATTTATTGAAAAAGATAAAATTGTTGCTGCATGGTGTGGGCGTTTTGATGATATAAATAAAACACACGAAAGATTAGAAATGATCATTGAGTGGTATAATGCATGGACTATTGTTGAAAATAATATATCATTATTTATTCAACACATGATTGCTAGAAAAAAACAAAGATATCTTGTACCTAAGCAGCAAATACTTTTCTTAAAAGACTTAGGATCTAATAGAACTGTATATCAAGAATATGGTTGGAAAAATACAGGTACATTATTTAAAAGTCATTTAATATCATATGCTATTGAATTTTTAAGAGAAGTAATAGATGAAGAATTAGATGAAAATGGTAATGTCATGAATCAAACATTAGGTATAGAAAGAATTCCTGATCCAATGTTATTAAAAGAAATGCTTGCATATTACCCTGGATTAAACGTAGATAGACTTGTAACATTTGGTGCATTAATTGCATTTGTTAAAATTCAGCAGTCAAATAGAGGTTATACTAAGAGACGTGAATCTGAAGGTAATTCTTTGGATAATTCAGAAAAAATGAGTAAATTAAAGTATAATGGTCCTTTTAGAAATATTGGACGTAACAAGACATTTGGTGGTTCTAAAATAAGAAGATCCGGATTCAAGAATATAAAATAGACTAAACAGGTATGAGAGTATTAAATGCAATGCAAATGAAGAATGGGGCAAAAGCTGAAAGCGGGCCTACATTTTCTAGCTTAACACAACCGGTTCAGTTTTTACCTTATAA